GTGATTTAGATATTTGGAATGAAGTTCGGCTGTTTTGATTGTAGCTTTACCGAGTTCTAACTCGTCAATCTTGCAATCTTTCGCCCATTCATCTTGGAGTTCTTTTAATGTTATCATGTATTCATTATATAGTTAGTTAAAAGGAAAGTCAAGCAGTTTCTATTTTGAAAGTCCTGTATCGGAAACCAGCGATACCAACGAAATAATCCCCAGCACCTTGAGATATATCGAAGTCAAGACCTTCTAAACTCGTAGGGAAGGCATCAACAAATGTTATCTTAACATTAGGATTGTTATTCGAATCAAGAACAAATAAAGTCGCATCACTTACTTGAGCGATACCTTCTCTTGTATCTTTCTTAGATGTAGCAGTTCTGTATTCTTGAGATTTAATGAAGTCTGTAAACTGCTGATGATTTTCAGGAAATCCTAATCCTGTAATCCAGTTATATAGTTCTTTGTAATTAGCCATATCTTCCTGAATAAGGAATCTTATCATAAGTTCACCGAACTGAACCTTATCTCCTGGAAAGGGGATATTTGCCAGAGGTGTATTCACTTCAGGTGAGCCAATAGACATTTGAGGAATATTTGCCGCCTGACAGAAAAACGATACATTAGGAATGTTCGCAATCTGAAAGCGGAAACCATTTGGGCGCAAGAAGTCTAGTTCAGTAGGATTACTCCCTCCATCGAACTGTGCTTCTGAAACTGTTGAGATCGGATTATATGCCATAACACTATTTATAAGAGTTGCAATGTAAAAAAGAGGCGACTCTTTTGAAGCCGCCTCTTTAATAAGTGGTAGATTAACTCTACTCTTATTTTTGATTACATCAGGTTAGTAACCTTGACTGAACGATAGTATTGGTTACGGTCAGCTGTAAATGTATCAGCGTCTGTAGTACCATCTGATTGTGTTACGAATGGGTTAGCGATCATGCCGTAACGAGTCTTAAAGCCGATTTTTGGCTGGAAGGTCGTTGGGTCAATTGCGCGAACTTGCTGCAACGGAACATATGGGCAATAGAACAGACCTGCGTCATAAGCAGATGTACCTTTATAACCAACAACATAGAACTGAGAAGCAGCACCAGTGTTTGCACTGTACGGATCGATGTATACACGATAGCGACCGTTCAGAACACCAGCAAAGGTGTTACCTGTATCATCGACGTTCAGGTCGGTGTTAAGAGCTGGAGCATAATCCAGAACACCAGCCATTGACAGAGCAGAAGCAACGTCAGAAGAACATACGATGAAGTTACCTTTACCGCGACGAGTGTCTTGAGCAATTACGTTGGCATCGCGTTCGATGTTGAACAGCAAGCCTTTGAAACGCTCAACTGACCAACGACCGTTTGAGTCAACGTCAAGGTCAAATTCGCCTGCAGTTGCTGTAGAGGCAGAACCTGTTTTAGCAACTTTGTAGATTGTGCGGATAACTTCGCGGTTGATTTCAGCAAGAATTTCTTGTGAAAGAATATTTGACAATTCGCTTTCAGCGTCAAGACCGTGAATTGCTTTCAAGTCTTGAGCCAGTTCGATTGTGTATTCGGCTTTCAACGCACGTGTTTTAGCAGTAACAGTTGTTTTCTCGATTGAGAAAGCCATTTCAGCTGGATCTTTTTGCTCACCAGCGTTTGTTGACATGCCAACGCCTGTTGTATATGTGCCGTCAACTGGGTTTGAACCAGAATGAGCAGCACCACCAGAGTCGCCAGAGAACTGTGTATCAGCTTCGTTGAACAGAGCTTCTGTGCCAGCTTGACTTGTGTAGTGTGATTTCATCGCGAAGATGAGACCAGTTGGACCAGTCATTGGCTGAACGCCACAGACGTCATAAGCCATCAGGTTAGGAAGGGCACGACGAACCAATGAAATCAATACTGGATCGTAGTTGTCAATCTCGCCTGTTGGACCAGCGTGGTTGCCTGGAAGTGATTCGAAAAGGGCAGAACGCTCTTCACGAAGGGCTTTTTCTTGGTTTTCAAGAATTACAGCCGTAACATTACGACGGTGCGCATCCTTGATTTGTGGAAGTTCTGGGTGGTCCAATACTGGAGCCCATTTATCCATTTGTGATTCTGAAAGATACATCTTTCGTCTCCTTGCTTTTTGTTAGTTTTTAACAGTTATTATTTATAAAAATTACTTTTTTACCGACTTAGAAATCGCTTGAGCGTAAATGCTCACAGGACTAGACTCAGTAACGGTGATTGTTTCATCGTCAACGAGTTTGTCTTCATCAGATGCTTTTTGTTTCGGGAAATAGTTTTCCTTGATCACAGAAAGTTTAGTGGCATACTCACCATCAAACTCCACATCTTCAACGAGTTTAGCAAACTTCTCAGCTTCTGTTACTGTAAGGTCAGCAGTTGCTTCACTAATAGCAGCAGATTTTTCGAGGTCTACTTTAGCAGAAACTAGAGCGACTTTTTCGTCAACAGATTCGTCTAGTTTAGCTTTGAGTGATTCAATTTCACTCTGCATTTCGCCCAGAACATCGTATTTCTCTTCAGGAACTTCGATGTAATGCTCGGCAAAAACTGATTTCAAGGAACCGATGAATGACTCAGTAATCTCATTACGGAGACCACGCTCGATAGCGAGTTCATTTTCTTTCATCCAGTTTTCGGCTACATAGTTCAGATAACCGTCGATTTTCTGAACCATTTCTTCCATGAATGTTTCTTGTGCGATTTTAGCTTCTTCGGCTAATTCAGTTTGGATTTCTTCGATTTCAGCTGTTACACGAGCAGTTACAACTGCTTCGAAAAGACCAGCGGCTTTCGTTTTAAATTCCTCTGACAAATGCTCTTCGTCAGCGAAAAGGTTTTGAATGTCGTTCTCAAAAAGAGTTTCTTCTGAATCGGTTTCTTCTTCTTCAACGATTTCTTCAACTTCTTCAGTTGATTCTTCGTCAAGCTCGAGTTCAGCTTCAACTTCTTCTTCAGTAACTTCTTCTAGAACTTCGTCTTCAGAAACTTCTTCTTCTTCACGAACACCTTTAGAATTAGGTTGATTCACAACTGAAGCAGGATCTTCTTTTGTTTCGAAATTCGCAGGAGCTTCTTTAGCACCACTGCCTTTAGGCAAAGTAGTGTCTTTCTTAGCTTTACTCAATCCGATTTCCCCTTTACCGTCAGTGTCAGTATTCAAAACCTCAACGCTTGGGTTGGCTTCTGAAGAACCTTGTGCTGGGGCAGAAGAATCGCCTTGTGATTTATCTGCTGAACGAGAGGCAGAACCTTCGTCTAGTTCATTAACTTCTTCAGTAACCATTTCTGGTTTACCTTTCAGAAGCTCTCTGATTTTGCTTTCTACAGCCATTTATTTTCTCCTTGTAGAGTTTTCTTTTGCTAGTTTTATTTATAATTTTTAAATCTTAGATAGCTTGTTCATGAATGAGCTAAACACTTTGATTTTAGCTTCTTCTAGTTCATGACTTGATGCTTCTTTGATGACCTTTTGTGCTTGTTCGACTTCACGACCCTGCCAGATACCATCAACCATAACCCATTCGCGTGATTCCATAATACCTTCAACAAAGGCATCTGGAGCAGATGGATCTGATACGATGTCGGCGGCAGTGGCAAGCATAAAGTCATCTTGGACTTCACTAATACCTGCCTTCTCTTTGATAGAGCCTAGTCCGCGAGAGCTAACTCCTAGTTGCGCGCCAGCTTCGATCAAATTAGCCGCGATCTTACCCATTGGGGTTTCTAGGATTTTAGCCTTACCAACCCAGTTGTCACCATCTTCTTTAAGGGAAACAATCATGTGAGATACACGATCTAGGTTTACTGTTGGACCATCAGGGTGTCCGAGTTCACCCAAGGCTCTGTTCTTGTCGATTTGCTCAGCGTGATAACGAGCAACTTCTTTAGCCATGATTTCTTTAGGATATACACGACCGTTGCGATTTTTTAAATTTGACTGTAGAAATACGCCTTCAATAAAGAGTGTTTTCTTGCCGTCTTTTTCTTCTTGAATGTATTGAACATCCTCTGTGATTTCTTTAATAAGTCTCATTAGCCTAGATCTCCGTCTGCGCCTTGGTGTTGCTGTGGACCATAACCAGAAACTTTAGCAGTTTGAACGATTACTGTTCCTGCGCCACCAGTAATAGAAACAACAATATCTTCATCGTTTTGTCTATTGTCAGCAAAACCATAAAATTCTAATTTACCTGACATATGCATAGTATGCAATAAAACACTGTTGCGTGTGATTGTGGCTGTAGCACCACTACCAAGCGTCCAATAAAGTGCACTAATATTTACAACTTCATTTCCTGAAGAAGCGTCCTCTGTTGATTTTAAAAGCTCAACGCCAAGGCGAATTGTTTGTGCGGCAGGTGTAGAACCATCCTCAGAAACAGCTGTAACACCCTGAACCTGTGTTAGTTTTAAATTTGCTTGAGTGGATGCCATTTAATTATTCCTCTGTTTCTTCTACTGTTGA